CTGATGGCCTTGGGTGACTTGATCCTGTGGCTTTCATCGAGCACCAATGTCTCATATTTGCCAATTTCGCACAATGATCCAAGCACATCGTAATTGATGATCGTGATGCCACTGCATTGGCTCTCAGACGCTTGTTTTTTGCCAGTGATCACTCTGATCTCGCCCTTGAAATCCATGGCCTCAAATGCTTGTTTCCAAACATTTTTGACAATGGCTGGGCAGACAATGAGAGCTGGCAAATGCTGCATGGCTGCTGCTGCTGTGGGTAGTGTTTTGCCGACCCTCGGCTCATCGGCCAGAATGGCTCTTTTTTGCCTCAAGAGGAAATCCCTCGAGGTGATTTGGTGTGGAAATAGCATTTTTGATCCAGTTTTACAGTTAAGGAATCCTCAGTATATATTAAATTTTATGAAATTGTGGGAAATTTTGAGAAATTATGTTATAGTGCTTTCACTGACTTAGAAATGAGTCGGTATTTCTTTAACTTTTAACTGGAAAAAACTATGTCTAAATTTATTACTGGTAAGGGTCGGTTTTCTTATTTGAATTGGGCCAGTCCCAAGGTCAATGAAATGTCTGGCAAAGAGGAATTCAGCACTGAATTCATCATCCCCAAATCCGATACTGTCACTATTGCTGGCCTCAAAACCGCAATGAAAAATGCATTGGATAAAAAGTGGAATGGCAAATATCCATCCAATTTGAGAAATCCATTGCGTGATGGTGATATTGAAACCAAGCAAGATGGCTCGCCATTGGGTGACCAATACAAGGGTTGCTATTTCATTCGTTGTAAGACCAATGAAAAGCCTGGCACTGTGGATTCGCATGGCAATGCCATCATGGCAGCCAATGATTTTGTATCGGGTGACTATGGCCGAGTTTCGGTCACTGCCTATGCTTATTCCCAAGCGGGAAATAATGGTGTAGCATTTTGGCTCAATAACATCCAAATGCTAGAAAAGGGTGATGCACTGGGATCAAAAGCCTCAGCTCTCGATGATTTTGGAATTGCCAAACCAGCTGCACAAGATAATGATATCCCATTCCCTTGATGTGAATGATTTCCACACTCTGCTGGCCAACAATGGAGTGTGGATTTTGTTCAGAAATGAACCCACACTTTTGGACATTCAAGAGGCCAGACGATTACTTGCTGGCCTCACTGACCAAATTCTGAAAGATCAAATCAACAATGTATCAGTACCTGATTGAAAAATATGGTGTCCGAATGACACTCAAAGAGGCATCTGAGGTATTAAAAGTGCCAGTCGGTACTTTGTATAACAAACGATCCTCCGATGATTTGCCATTCAAAACATTTAAAGATGGCATCAAAGTGTTTGTGGATACCAGGGATTTGGCTGGGTACTTGGAGAACCAATCATGTATATAAAAGCAGAATTCACCAATGTAATGAATACTTGGAAAAGATTCGGGTTTGTCCCACCATCGACTTTGGTGGAATATCAAGCAAAATGGTATCTAGTTAAACATAATCTTTAAATTATGCAAAACCTTGATTGGTACAATATTTTTGCTTGGGTTTTTGGCCTTGGAATGGCTGGGATTATTTTTACAATCTCAGCCATTTTTTGGTTTGTCGTATTCTTAATGATTCAAGAATAAAGTCTTGTCCCAGCCTTATCAATAATCAATGCTTGCCGTCTGGGTTGGCCAGCTGGATCATTTGGCACTGATACATGAGTCCATCGATCAAATTCCCTGATCACCTGGTCAAATGGCAAACTGCTGGCAATAATCGCTTTGACTACCTCGTCTGGAGTCATGCCAGGCACTCTCAAATCGGCTGCACATCCTACTCGATGCTGGCTTGAGTCTTTTGATCCAACAGCGTCATTCACTTGTTTTGACCGAAATGCTGAGTTAACCATGATTGGCTTATTGCCCAGCAGCTCCTTGACCATTTCAAGAAATTGAGCCAAACGCTCAAGATTTTTTGTTTCAGATTCATTGGGTACATTGTCAAATTCCCTGTGATCGGTGAATGTCAATTCTTCCAGGCTGAAATGTGGTGTGAGCTGTGTCATTTGATGGGTGTGCTTTGATGGAGTAGTTGATCTTTATTTTGGCTCGATGCTGATGATCCAAAATAAAACCCAATGATGCCAGTCCATGCAGTGCCCAATGAACCGAGCATAATATCAATCTGTGGTGCGTGTTGGATTTGGCCATACATCAAGCCCCAGAGAATGCCAAAAAAGCCAACAGTCACGCCAATGGACAACAATGGTGGAATCCAGCTCTTGGTGTTGATCTGCATATCCCGAGCTGATTTCCTGTCCGCTGTGGCCAATTGCTCAAAATCCAGCCCCAGCTCTTGCGCTTTGGATTTGAGGTTAGTCTCGGCCAGCTGTAATGCTGCAATCTGATCGGCAGTCATTTTGCCACTATTAATGGTGTCCTGAACCTTATCGGCATCGATGCCGAGTGCCTTGGACACTCCTTCGACCGCCAAGCCAGCCAATGGGCCACCAAGGCAGCTGGCCACTGTCGGTGCAATACTTTCAATCCAGCTCATGGTTTATCCTCCAAATGATATTTACTTTTCTGATAGTCCAAATGAATGCCATACATCAAACCGCAAAACGTCAAAAACAATATCAAAATGCCAGCGCATAACGCTGCCCTGACTTGCCATTTGTCGATGAACTGCCTTCTTTTGAGTGCAGCCATCTCAATGGCTTTTTTTGTTCACGCTCGAGCTTTTCTCGCTCTTTCCTGACAATTTCACGCATTTGCGTGAATTTCTCCCAAAGACCAGGCATTCCGACCTGGTATATGATCATTTCTCGCAATTCTGTTTCCATGCGCTGGATCTGCTCTTGACGCATGATCCGATTCATCGCCTCCTCGTTGATGCTGGTTTTTTTATCGAGTGGCTTGAGTCGTTCTTCTTTTTCTGCTTCTTTGAGTGTCTCTTGATGGGTGAAGAATGCTCCCAAATTCTTGCCAATGTCGTTGACGATATCCCCAACATCTTTGCCATCTTTTTTAAAGTCTTGGTATAAATCGATGCACTCCCGAATGCCAGCATGGGCAGCCTTACACGCTGCAAATACTGTGATTGGATCCATTATTTGTGCGTCAAAATAAACGTGAATATGGTGCCAACACAGCTGACAATGACCACGCCAGCACTGGTGATCATAATCTGCTCGATTCGCTTGAGCCTGGCATTGATCTGCTCATACCTCAAGGCACAAACCGCCTCATGCGAATTCAGTCTGGCCTCAGTATCATCCATGCCCAAATCCCTCCAAATATGTTGAATTTTAGAGCAATTCTAGACTTTTGATAACCTCATTGGGATGGATGAATGCGTCTTTTTGGTAAACCTGATCCTCCCACCAGAGAAATTGATCTTTGGCCAAATTGACTCGATCCTTCAATAAATTGATATTTTCTGGGTGGCCAAAAATCAATGGGTCTGAAACCGACCATAAAACAATGCCAGGCTTACCTTCCAGCCAAGCCAAGTGCTGAAAAAATGAATCACAAGCAATCCACGTTCTGCATTGTTTGAGCAATTTGCTCAATTCGGCCATGGGCAGATTTGGCCGAAAATCCTCGACCAATGGCTGCTCGCCCTCGATGCCGATCTGGATGATTGGCTCTTTGATCTGGGCAATCAATTCTGGCCAATATGGGTAATTTTTGGGATTGGGTTTCCCATTCATCAGTTTTTTGGAATAAGGGGAAATGATGATCATAAATACAATTTCCTGAATGCTGCCTCAAGTGGCTGATTCCATTTCCACTGGGCCATTTTGAGATAGATATTCCACTGATCGATATTGCCAAATAGGCTTTGAGCAGCAGCAATGGATTCGCCTGGTATCACCTCAGGGTAGCAGCTGAACACCACTGGATTTTTAATATCTGGCAGCACTTTCCTGAAAACCAAATGATCGCCAAGTCCACAATTGAGCACCACAATGGTCTTGTCCTTGTATTTAAGGAAATTCTGAAATATCTGTTCGTCATGGGCATACATCGATGCATCAGTCTCTGATCTGATCCCACCAGTTGGATTTTTCAAATGCCAAGTGATGGCCTCTGGAATAATGAATAGCCCAAACCCTTTTTTGTGCAGTCCATAAGTAAATAGGGTTTCTTCTCGATGGGCCACTCTGGACAATCCCAAATTGTAGTCATGCACTCCAGCTCGATACAAGAATGAGCAATGCAAATGCTCGACTTGCTGCCGTCTGTTGATGATTCGCCATTGTGGGTTTGGCTCGCTGTTTATATTTTCAATTTTGCCAGTTGGGTTGGTATCTTGATAAAGCAATGGTGGAGTGAGTATTGAGCCACCAACTGCACCAGCATTGCTGAAAATGGCAAAACTGAGCAATGACCTCAAAACATCAGACTCTGGTATGGCATCATCATCCATTCGCCAAACCCATTTGTATCCCATGGTGTTGGCAGCCTGGTGGTTGTAATGGGTGCCCTTTTTGGCAGCAAATAGCCACTCCCATTTGATGCCCTTGATGTCCATCATTTGGAATAAATTTCGGTAGATCAGCTCATTCCTGACATCCCTTGGATTGTCATTATCATCAAAGATGACCACCTTGTCTGGCCGTTTGGTCTGATTGATGATAGCAGCCAATGCCAATGGTAATGTGGTGTCGTATCGGCCTCTGGTGCCAATGCTGCAAAGTACACTATCCACGATCAAACCTCGCAATCATTAAATTAAAGTGATTGTCTTGGCTGATGGCCACTGGCAAATCAGATATCCGACCATGCTGATCAATGTAGTTGAATTCAAAGCCAGGGAAATTGGTTTCATTGAGGCCATGCAATTTGTGGTGTTCGCCCCAAAAGCCTGGTGGCTCATTCCATGGCACTGTGATGAGTAATCGCTTGGTATGCTGCTTTAATCGCTCCACCAGCTCGAGGCCATTGTCCAAATGCTCGATCACTTCAAATGCAATGATGGTGTCGAATTTGGCCAATTCCATTTGATTGATATCGGTGCATGAGAATTTGACGTTATCGCCCCAATTCTGATCATGCGCTACATCGATGATGATCGGATCATAATCCAGCCCCAGATAATTGATATCGTTGGGGAGGAATTGGCAGCCATATCCTGTGGAGCAGCCGACCTCGAGGATATTTTTGCCGTATAGATTCTTATTGGCCCAAATATACCTCGATGCCTCCCTTGGCAATACTGGATCGTTTTTTAGGAAAACTGCACGTTCATAATTGTTTGTGAGTTTCCATCGATAATATTCTGGATTATGTTGCTTGGCAAAATTCAGCTCATTGATCAAGAGCATTTGCTCCCATTGTTTTGTATTCATATTGTTTTGTGGTTTGTTAAAAATTATTATTTTGCTGAAGATGATAATGGATTATGTCTATCTTCATACATTTCATCTACTACATTACCATCATTATCTCTAAGAGCAAAAACACAATAATAAACAACATCATCAGTCAAAGCAGTCAATTTGTGTTCGTGTTCTTTTTTGATAATTATAAATGTTGGTGCAGTAAATTCTTTTGGATCATACCCTTCCACCTGCACTTGTACTTTACCTTTGACCAATAATGTAACATGGTCAAAGTAATGTTTGTGGCCATCAAATGTTTCACCAATTTTTTCAAGCTCGTTTTGACGAACCCAAATATTTCCAAAATAGCCTAATTCGTAATTTTTCATGTTGCACTCTGTATTGATGTTGCGTTATTTGCAATCAAATCCCACGTTTTTGTTATTTCATTCCAATTATATTCTTTGCGATCAATTGGATATGGTGTAGGTGGTTCCCATTGTGCAGTATTTGTATTTAAAGTCCATGACGCAAATGGCTGTGGATATATAAAAGCATCTATATCTGATCTATAAGTAAAACCAATACCAGCATAATTTTTTCTAATTTTTGCGTTGTAACTTGTTTGTTTCCATAAAGTATCTTGACCAAATAAATTTTGTAGATATGTTACGCCATTTATTTCATTTTCTTGACCATTAATTGTTGTCACTGAATTATCAACAACTACTACATTAATGACCAAATTATTATTATCTAATTGTGCAAAATGCGCCATGTTTTACCTTAAAAAGTAATAGAACCTGTTCCTGTAAATGTATAGTATCTATATCCGCCTGATGTAGTAATGGTAGCAGTTGTTGACGTTGCTACTGGAGTGCTTGTAGGTGTTCTCAATATGACAATTCCACTTCCACCTGATCCACCTGCCCCATAATTACCATAATAATTACCTGATCCACCGCCTCCACCTCCTGTATTAGATGTTCCACTACCGCCTGGCCCTGCTGACGCTTCTGCATTTCCATTTCCACCACCACCTGTTCCACCTGTTCCACCTGCATAATAATTACCACCACCAGCACCACCACCAGCGTAAGTATTACCATCAAGCCAAGTTAAACCATTACCACCATTACATCCATGATTGGTTGCTGATGTTGAACCCCCTACTGCTCCTGCTCCTCCACCACCTGATCCAGAGTTTCTTGGATATGTAAAGTAACCTCCTGCATTACCTTGTCCAGCAACACCAGTACCACCTACTGCACTTGATATAGCTCCTGCACCACCACCTGAACCACCTCCTCCTCCACTTGCAGCGTGTGCACCATAACCACCACCATAAGCAGTTAAAGTGGAAAATATTGAATTTGTACCATTTACACCATTAGAAGCATTTGGGCTTGCAGTACCTCCGCTACCTCCAGATCCAACTGTAACTGTGTAAGATTTTCCAAAAGTAACTGAAAATGATGTGGATGATAAATAACCACCAGCACCACCTCCACCACCAACTGCCGATGCTGCACCACCTCCACCAGCAACTACTAGAGCGTCAACTAATACTACTCTTTTAGAAACGCCAGTAAAGAAAAAATCTAATGCGCCAAACATTATGCAAACGCCTGTGCTGCTGTTCCGTACCAAACACTATTGATACAGACAAAACTCAAAATATCCAATCCTGTGGATGCCGTTGTCGTTATCGTAGGAGCAGTACCGCCAGGCCATTTAACGCCTGTAAACGTAGCAGTCCTCGATCCAGTGCCATCTTGAATTAGTTTGACAATAAATGATGTTCCACTTGTTGCTGTTGGCATGGTAAACGTGCAATTGCCAGTCAATGTATAGCTTAACACTGTACCGCTGGCCAGACTCAATGTGACTGCTGTGCTGGAATTGGTAATGGCTGGAGCTGTTTCAGTGTATCCAGTGATCACTGGTGTGGTAATGCTTGGAGTGGTCTGCAATACCACTGCACCAGAGCCTGTGGTGGATCCAATCGTACCAGAGTAGCCACTGTATCCCGAAATTCCTGATGCACCGCTATAACCCGAAATGCCTGATCCTGAATAGCCAGAATATCCACTGTATCCAGACAATCCATTCGTACCATTGGTGCCACTATATCCAGAAATTCCACTGTATCCGCTATATCCTGAATATCCACTAATGCCTGATACACCAATAGTTTTGGCATTGCCATTGGCATCAAATACACCATCAATTGACCAATTATCTCCGACCGCCAATGTCATCTTTTGAATATTTCTGAGAGTGCCAGAATTGTTCAAAGTCACAATGATGGTCACTGGTGCAGTGTCATTGTTCTCGATGAATATGGATTTGATCAATCTGCGAGTGGATGCAGCTGGTGCAGCCACCATGGTCACTTGGGTGGTGCCATTCAGCTGGCCATCGCTCGACCCTTCCACGAATGTGGTGCCATTGTCATCAGAGTATGCAGTCACAAATGATGGATTGGTGGTCGCTGGTGCCCCAGTCATGGCCACTGTGATCGTCTTGCTTGTTGTATCTAAAACTAACATTTTGAACCCTTATCTTGAAATGAACCAGGCAAATGCCGAACCACCAGTGCCAGTCGATCCAGCTCCAGAATAGCCAGAATATCCGCTGAATCCAGAAATTCCCGATCCACTATATCCACTATATCCCGAAATGCCTGATCCTGAATAGCCAGAATATCCGCTATATCCCGAAATGCCTGATCCACTAAATCCCGATTGGCCAGAATAACCGCTGATGCCTGAGTATCCACTGTATCCCGATGTGCCACTGTATCCACTTTGGGTATACATCACTTGAGTGACATTCACATTCACGCTTGGGCTGGATGGCCTTGTCGGTGATGTGGTGGCTGCCTGATAAACCATGGATACTGATGTGCTTGGTGCAGACCAATAAATCACATAATAATCATTGGCACTTGAATTGACCAAATAATTCCATGATGCGACTGTCAATGCACCAGATCCACCAGTCAATTGGACTTGCTGATCGGTGCCTGTGACATTGGTGCCATTTTTTGAAATCCAAACATCGATAACAGTATTTGATCCGCTAGAGCTGGTAAATTGTGCAGCAAACTCAATCAAATAATATCCAGCATTGGCAAATGTAATTTGTGAGCTGGATGCAATTGAAACGCCACTGGCTTGCACTGTGGTGTTCAATGTCATTGCATTGGCCGTATTGGCCACTGGATTGGTTTGAGTAACAGTCGAATAGAAATTGCCGTAATAACCAATGGTGCCACCCACGCCTGGTGTGCCTGAGTAGCCACTATATCCAGAAATTCCGCTGTATCCTGATGTCCCTTGGGCACCAGAATAGCCAGAGTATCCCGAAATTCCTGATCCAGAGTATCCGCTGAATCCTGAGAATCCAGACACGCCAGAGCCAGAATATCCAGATATACCGCTAAAACCAGATATACCGCTGAACCCTGATATGCCTTGGGCACCAGAGTAGCCAGAATATCCAGACACGCCAGAACCACTGTATCCTGAATATCCAGAATAGCCACTGATCCCTGATCCAGAGTAGCCACTAAATCCAGAATAACCAGAAATACCCGATGCACCTTGGGCACCACTGTATCCGCTAAATCCAGAAATGCCAGATCCAGAATAACCAGAAATGCCAGAATAACCACTGTATCCTGATGTGCCTGATCCTGAATAGCCACTGTATCCAGAAATTCCCGATTGACCAGCTGGGCCAACTATTTGGCCAACATTATTCCATGCAGTGCCAGTCCAAATGTATAGATCACCATTTGAATCGACAATGTAGGCATCATTGGGATTGTTCCCAGTCGGTGGCAAGGCAGCTGGATTGGCCACTGAGCCTTTAATATTGATCGATGTACCTTGCTGGCCAGAGTAGCCAGAAAAACCGCTATACCCCGAAATTCCTGACCCAGAATAGCCACTGTATCCCGATGTGCCTGATGCACCAGCTGCGCCAGTAGCACCGCTGAATCCACTAAATCCACTGGCACCGACTTGGCCACTATATCCAGAAATTCCACTAAATCCTGATATCCCCTGGGCACCAGAATAACCAGAATATCCACTGACACCAGATCCGCTAAATCCTGATTGACCAGAATATCCACTAAATCCTGATATACCGCTATATCCTGATGTGCCAATACCGCTGAATCCTGAATAGCCAGAAATACCCGATGCACCTTGGGCACCACTGAATCCTGAAAATCCCGAAATGCCTGATCCAGAGTAGCCACTGAATCCAGAATATCCAGACACGCCAGATCCGCTGAATCCTGATTGGCCAGAATATCCACTGAACCCCGATTGGCCAGAATAACCGCTGGCACCAATTTGGCCACTATAACCACTGTAACCACTGTAACCAGAATAGCCCGAATATCCAGAGTAACCGCTATGGCCACTTTCGCCACCAGCTTGGCCACTGAATCCTGAAAATCCAGAATAACCCGATTGGCCACTGAATCCAGAATTGCCAAATGCTGATCGGTTTACATTGATGATCTGTGCAGCTGGTGGAGTGACATTGATGCTGACATTGTTGTCATTAATGACTGTGACTTTGGTGCTCATTATTACTCCACCACAATGCCATCAGACCGCACAATGAAGAACAAAAATATGATGATGTCCTCTGCTGGGGTCGAGCCACTTGCTGGATAACTGATCTTGATTCGGCCAGAATAGCCAATGCCATTGGGGTCGGCAATGTCCAAGCCTGGATCAGTGGCCATCAGCCCCCAAGAGCTGTCATCCATTACCAATGTAAATGAGCCACCTGTGTAATTGATATTGGTGACTGTTAGAGTGATGGGTGTGGGTGTTGGTGTGTAATCGCCAATGGTGAATGTGAGGCCATTTCTGGTGTCAATCACATTGGTTAAAACTCTGCGAATGATTTGTGCATCGATGGTGGCACCAGTCAAAGGCAGAATGCCAGCATCGTTGGTCATAAAAATGTTCCAGAATGCTTTTTGCTCCCAGACCAATTCGCCAGACAATATTGGGTTGTCAAATCCACTGACTTGAGTCAATGAATTACGATTAAAAACAGCCATTTGATTCCTCTACTGAGTAATGACGCTCCCAATGTCCTCACTGGGCACGAATGTCTTGTTTTGTTTTGTGGTTATTTTACTAGGTTTTGGCTCTTTGTAAATCCACATAATGCCACAAATCATCATTTCTATATGTGCCAGTTGGCTTGTCTGGTGCCCATGATGTGGGTGGGCCATTCAATTCTTTGTAATCATCACCATTGACAACAAATGTTTGCATATTTTGGCCAAGAATCCAATTCCCATTGGAATCCTTATTGCCCACCAAAAACCTGACGCAAACGCCTGGTATCTCTTGAATGTCGTTGATATCCTCAGTGACTGAGGTCGATGGAATTGTGATTGTTCTCATTATGATGCCCACACTGGTATTTGATAAGATGATCCGTTGATGATAACTTCAATCCAAGTATTGCTGCCACTGGTAGTGCCTGGTTTATTTGCTGGATTAAATGTCGCTGTACTGGCTCCAGTGGTTGGCCCAGTTTGAAAATAAAGCAATGTGCCACTTCCTTGGCCAACTAAATTTTGAGTATATTGTGCATATAAATTATTAACAAATGCTGTGCTGGATGTGCCAAATGGCCCAGCTGAATACACTCCATTAGTTGATCCAGAGCCATAAACCCCAGTACCATAAACAGAATATCCAGAAACGCCAATTGCTCCACTTCCTTGAGCATTGGCTGCAATTGTTGGATATGTGCCTGTTGAGCTTGCAACAATTGCACTATTGGCTGCCGATGTAAATGCACCAGCCACATTGTTATATGTGGCTTGACCAACAACAGCAGCAAATGGAAACGACAAACTGCTGCCTGAATTTTGAGAATAAGCCAATATACCGCCATATGCTCCATTGGCTTGATTGGCAATCAATGAAAATGTGTTTGATCCAACAGCTGTGGCTCCATTGAATATACCTTGGCCAGTGATATTAATGTTTGATCCACCACTGATATCACCTCTGGCACTGATGGCATTGAAATATGCATTGCCAGTATCTCGCTGGATCTGCCATCCTGATGTGTTTAAAACGTAATTATCAGACTGAATGGTTGTTGGAAATCCTTGGGTCAAATATGGTGCAGACCATGATGTTTGATTTGTATTCGGGTTGTATGTCCCATCGATGGCCCATAGTGACTGGCCAGCAGCTGGTGTCGTGATCAAGCCAGACCATGCCACTGATGTCGGAAATGATGTTGATCCAGTCGTTGGATTTGGGCTGACCGATGGTGCAGCCAATGATTGTGATTGTGTGTAATAAGCCTCTCGAAAACTATTTCCTTGAACTCCACTGTATCCTGATAAACCGCTATATCCAGACAATCCAGACACTCCAGACAATCCAGAAAATCCGCTATAACCTGATGCGCCAGACGCTCCACTGGCTCCAGAAATGCCGACTGGTGTCCAAACAAAAGCAGTGGATATTGGACTCAATGGAGTCGATGTTTTTTCGTTGCTGGCCGTATAAGCAAAATAATATGTGGCAGCTGGTAAAACCACATCGGCAAATGTGAAATAAGTATTGTTTAAAACTGGCTGATTACTGGTGTTGGTATAAGTAGCCCAAGTCTGCCAATCCGACAATGATGGTGTGGATACTGTGGTGTAAAACAATGTGCCAGTGGTCACTCTGCCTACCATTGGCACATATACTTGCACATCAAAATTGGGAATTGTTGCAGTCTCTCGATGTGCTGAAATAGTGGGTGCAGCCAATGCGCTGAAATAAGTGGGTGATGCCAATCCCGAATTGGGTGTTGGTGTGTACTGGGTAATATCGCCAGTAGCATAAACATTGGCATCATAATCAATCAGCTGCAATGATGCGCCAAGAGTCCCATCGGGCAATGATGATTCCTTGACTTGCATCACCCTAAATTGCTGATTTGTCCAGCCATAACTTGAATTGGTCACTGTGACCACATCACCAGCATTGACTTGAATGCCAGTGTAATTGGTGGAAAAACTGACAATCAAATCAAGTCTGTTTTGCTCGAGTGTTCGATTGGCCAAATATTGAGCCGTGACCGAATTGTTGATCAAATCATATGAGACAGTGAATTTGTTGACTGGCTCGTTTTGATATATCAAATTGGCTGGGGTTTGTAGATTCACATAACCAGCCTGATCCCTATTTGTTGAATCATTAAATTTGGCCTCAATCTGATTCACCATTTGGGTGATATCCAGCTCCCCCACTGTGATTGATCCAACAATATTATTATCATCAAATGCAAATGATGGTGAAATCGATTGATTGATCACCACTTGCCAATATCCAGTGGCTGCCTGATATGCTTGCCATGAATCACAGCAAGTCATCATCAAATCGATATTTGACAATACAGTCTGGCCAGTATCCAAAACACCATTAAATCGGTATCTGGCTTGTGATGCTGTGCCACCTCCTGCTGGTGTATAGGTGATCAATTCATCTGAATAAGCATTCAGAGCTGCGCCTGAGGCAGAGCTGACAAATGATGGATCAATGGCACCGCCATAAATCGGATTGGTAATGTAGTCATACCAAACATCGCCTGGCTTGGCACATCCAGCTCCATTCAAATAATGGCTCACATAAAATGTAACTGGCTGCAATGAAGTTGTGCCAGGTGCATTTTGGTTGTACACCAGCTGCACAATGGCAAATGCCAAACCATTCATATTTCGATTGGTGCTGGCCCATTCTTGGCCTGATGGACAAGTATTTTCATCACCAGCATCATATTTCATTATTTCCCATGGCATATAAGTCGTATTGATCGGTGTGATCGTGCCAGTAGGGGAAGATGTGTACAAATAGATATACAGTTGATTTGCAAATGGAGTTACATTGTTTGCGCCATCGGTCAAAGTAGATACCATGGCTGGATATAAAGCATCAAATGTAATGATCTGATCTTGATAGTAAAAATTGGATGGATTGCCTGGTGTTGGCAAATTGTAAATAAATTGGCCATTTGGACTAATATTTGAAATAACCATCACATAAAACATTTGCTTTTGATTTTGTGATAAAACCGCATCACAAAACCGACCGCCAGTGTATGCATCACCATAGACCAATGGAATGCCAGCCGTTGGATCTGGTGGCACTTGCTGCCTAATATTGTTTTGCTGGGCCTGTGGCACATTGGGTGCAAATATCCTCGATGCAACTACTGAAATGGCAAATGTCACTGCCATTTGTGTTGCTATCCCAGCTGTGGCATACCATGCAGAGAATGCCTCATATGCTGCAATTGCTGATTCGATCATGTTTTATTCTCTGAAAAAAGTTGTATGCAATTGTTTGAATCCACGTTTTGAATAATCAATGCTTGGACTGTTGGCCATAAGTGATGTCATCACTACATCGATGCGCTTTTCATCCAATAATTTTTGAGCCTGTTTGTTAAATTCTAGCCATAATTTGCCACCAAGCAAACCATTCCTTTTTTCTGGAGCCACCCACCATGCCAGCTCATTGAGTTGATTTGATTTTGGACACCAAATATTTGGTGTAATCATGGCAATGATCATTCCATTCAAATCCTCGTCAATGACAATAAAACCTCGACCCAAAATCAAACTGTAAAGCAAATTCCCCACATATTTTTTATCCCACAATGTTTGATCTTTGTATTTTTGAATCAATGTTTCTCTTGAGAATTCCTCAATCATTGCAATCAAAATTGGAATATCAAATTTGTTTGCCAGTCTGATCATGTGTTTGAAAATTTCACCAATGGCACTGGATTGGTTTGAGTTGATCCGATAACTTTGGTGGCCGAGCCTGGTATTGGGTTTTGGCCAAAATTAAAATAAGTCGATGCAATCACTGGCACTCGATCCATGCTGGTATCGTTGGGATATAAGAATCGCCAATTGGATGGATTGGTTTTAATGCCAGCCAATCTCGAATCCAGCACCAATCGCATCGATGCACAAGACACAATACAAACAACAGTGCGCTGCCTTTTTTGATCATCAAAATTTTCATTGATGGCCACATTGTTGATGATGCCTTGGTATCTTTGGAAAAACTGTTGTACACCGCCAATGGTTTCAATTTGATTGCTGGCATCGAGAAATCCACGCCAAATTTTTACAGTGCTGCCTTTGACTGGTGATGCCAATATCAGTGAAACCACATTGATATCTAGTCCAGACAAAGATAACTTTATATCCACACTACTGGCTTTCATATCTTGCTGAATTTCACTCACGCCAAGATATGTGCCATAACCAGCATATCTGATCCCATTGATTGTGACTGGGCCAGCTGCATTACAGAATGTAAATATCTGCTGCGCTTTACCTGTTCCTGATCCCACGCCAGTAGCCGTGAATGTCACTCCGACTGTATTGGATGATGCACCGATAGCTGTAAAATCAGTCGTGCCAACAACAAAAATAGTATAAGTGCTGCCAACAATAAATTCTCCAGCATAAACTGTAAGAATCAATTCGACAAATTCAGCATATCGAATTGAACTGGATCCAAGTGCTGCAATTGCTGTTGACATAATTATCCTGTAATGTATTCACGAAATACAAATGGCCCAGACCATTCGACAAATGCACCATTGGTCATTGGTGTCAATGAGTATGTGGGACATTGCTCGGCCACCACATAAAACGAACACGCATTGCCCAAAAGAACTGGTGCAGCCGATGTCGGTTCGCCAATCAATGGTCGATTAATATAAATTACTGATCCAGTCGAATCGTTGGTAATCTTGTAAACATAACCATTGATGGATATGAAATCGCCAGCCTTATAAGTGCCATTTGAGGTTAAATTGATTGTTTGGCTGTTGGGTGTTGGTGTGCCACTTAAACTGGCCACTGTGGCCGTTCCTTGGTTTTGCGTGAACCATGATAACTGGCTCGATGCAAATGTAATGTAATCGGGCAGTTGCCGATCCAAATTATCAATGGCTTGGATAATGTCTCTGACCTGTGGGTAATACAAAAAATTATGTGGGACTATTGTAAAAACCCATGGCACTGATGTTAAGTATTGAGCCACTGTGACTTGCCCTGATCGTGACACTTGTTGGCCAATCATCCTACGATTATTTACTGTCATCTTTTGTTGAATATCAACAATGTTTTGGAAACCAGCCATTATGTTCTGCTCCTCGTTGTGGCAATGTTTTTGGTAGCATATTGATTGGCCGCCCAAATCGCACCAGAACTGCCATATAGCCTATCCTCAAACGATTTGGTGTCAATGGCTTGTATATAGTTGTTTGTGATGTTTTGAGTTGATCCACCAATCCCCATCAATTTATTGTTGGGGATAACAGTACCTGATCCTTTAGGGACAATCAATTCTGGGCCTTGTTCTCCCACCAAATATGGTGTTCCACCAGATACATCACCACCAACTGCTTTAGGCCCACCAAAATAACTGGAAATGCTCATTGTGCCTTCACCTGGTACTGACACATTGCCAGATTGGAAAAAACTACTAAATACACTTCCACCTAATCCACTAAATAATTGAGTGGCTTGAGCTTTAATTTGAATAGCAATTAAATCTTGAATAATGCTAGCAGCCAAACTAGAAAAACTAATTTTTCCAGTTTTTGCAAAATTCTCCAATGCTGTTGACATTGAATCCACAATTGTGTTGAATGATTTTCTGCCAGCATCGGCCATTGTTTGTGCATTATCTCGATATTGAGCAAATGCTTCATTCCATCCAGTGCTGAATTCTGTTCTTGCCTTTTGATTGGCTGCGACTACTTTTTCAGTTTTAGCAATGTAATCAGTGGTTGAAAATTCAACCAATTCTTTTTGTCTTTTTAATTCATTTTCTAATTCGCTTGCACCTGGCTTATTTTTATCAATTAATGCCATTTTTTGATTAATGGCATCCAATGTTTTTTGACGCTCATTCAATACTTGATTGATGGCATCTTGCATTTCTTTTTCGTTTTTTGTTATATCTTTATCTAATTCTTTTTGTCCTAATATTTTTAAATTTAATTCTTCCCTATTTTGATAGGCAGCAAATAATTCTTTTTCTGCTAATAATTGTTTTGAATAACTTTCAACAACATTTCTTTTTGCATCTTCTTGTTTTTTGGGTGTTGATACTTTTTCATTTGCATCATTAATTTTTTTCATTGATGCAACATACTCATCAGAATCTTTTGCCCATTCTGTCGTGAACTCATTCAAATTATCGGTGAGCTGCTTGAAAAATGTGCCCTGTGTATAACTCCGAATATCAAAAAGAGTGTACAGATCCTTGGCCAACAATTTAATGATGCTGCCAAAATGCTGAAATGCTGTAACAGCTGCTTCAACAAAATCGCCAATTGCTTGGGCACCAATTTTGAGCCAGCCAAAAAACATTTCCATCATGGTGCCAGTTTTATGAAAACTATCATAAACCGCATTCATTGTCGGTATAAATGCATTGGTGAATTGTAATGATAGATTTCTGCTCGATGCATCGAGCTTGAGTGACAATTCATGGGCTTGATCGATGGCATTGGCATATTTGTCCATGGTGCCTTTGCTTTCGGCCATAGTGGCTGCCAAGCCTTTTAGATCCACTCCCCTAATCGATTTGCCCAATGTTTCAAATGCAAGGCCATTTCGCTCGGCTGAATCCTTCATATTGCCAAGAGCTGATACAGTCTTTTCAAATAAATCCTGTTCAGACAAATGCTTTAAATCATTAAGGGAAACCCCTAATTTCTCAAATGATGTCTGAGCCTTGGCATTGCCCTGGACTGCTGACTCTAGCTTGGATGTGAATCCAGAATAGATTTTGCTGGTGGCATCGGCTGAACCGCCATTTTCCTCAAGAGCCTTGGCCAGCTCCAAAACCGATGCTGTGGCCACATCATTGGCTTTGGCAGTCTCCACAATCTTGTTGGAAAACTCCATTGCTGATTTGGTCATTTCAACAAATGCAGCCACTGACAAAATTTCGGGAATATATTCTTTTAAATCTTTGAGTGAGTTTTTGGCCTCAGAAATGCCTTTTCTGAATTCGGTGGTATCAAGTCCCAGTTGGGCACCTAAACCAGCAATAATATTGGCCATTATTTCACCTCAAATAAATGTGTCGGGCAATCTGGTGCCATCATTGCAAATGCCAAGAGTTTTTGATTGGCTGTTTCCTTTTTATCCTCCTCGCTCAATGGTGGATAAATATAGTCATAAGCCCTTGAAATTATATCCTCGAGTGTATAGGGTGACTTGCCTTTGGGCAACATTTTATTGAATTGCCCAGCTGTGAGATTTCCCAAAACCTCCAAAACGCCACGATTACCAATTAAGCCATCGGCATACATAATGGCAATGTCGTTGAATGTGCCCTCGTCAATTGCTGCTGGATCGGCCCCATGGGCTGTGATGTAGGCTTTGACTTGCCTACGAACCGATCCAATTATTTTCCCTTGGTGGCCGTGTAATTAGGTGAAATTACGCTATTGATCTGCTCGATCAATTCCATTTGAATTGAAAAGGGGAATAATTCCTCGATGTCGGCATAGGTGATCGAGGCCATATCAAAATCTTTATTCTCTGGCACCAATAATCGCACCAGCTCAGTAATCCTGTTTTCAGTCAAAACCTTATTTCTCGATGTCTCTTTGATCGATGTGCCCTTGACCTCGATGTCATTATCCAAGTATTTGATATCTGGATCATTTTCATATTTGGCTCGATTGTCCAAAAACTCCTTGGACATATCCTCATAATACTTTTGAGCCTTGGCCTCGTCAATGATCTTGACTCGCTCAAACATGGCATCAGTTTCGCTTGTCAATGGCACTTTGACCTTGAATGTGTGGCCATTCAATTCAAATGATTTGATCCTGAGTGAATCTTTGTTTTCTGTAAATTTTTGGCCAAAAGCATTTGCAAGTTGATTCATTTTCCTGTTCCCATGTGTTTTGATTTGTATTTTATTAATGCGTCTTTTAAATCGCCAGCCAATGAATTGGTCACTTGAACTGCATTGCTTTCAAGTGCTGGCCGAATGAATGGACTGCCCTCGCCCTTGAGCCATCTGGCTGTGCCAAACTCGATGGCAAATGCCCTGGCATCACTGACCATATGCTGCAATTTGTTGGTCTTTTTGTTTTTGAATGTCTTGGACAAAAGTCTTTTTTCGCCTTCGACATCGGGTTGGAATTTCTTGCCTGGTGCGACTGTCACTCTGGATATCATCACCATTGTGGGTGTAGAGTACAGTGAATGCTTGTCTTTGCTGGTAGGTTTTCTGGCCTCAATTTGCAGCGACTTAATGAGCTGGCCAGTATCAATGTGTGGCTCCAAAAGCACTCGAGCTGTTTCCAACACTGGATTCATGGCTGCTCGACAAGCATTTTTTAAAATATTATTGGCATCCTTTTCACCAAAATCATCATCGATCTGATCAAGCAAATCCTCAAATTCCTTGAATCCAGACCATTCGATTTTGATATCAGTGGCCATTTAATTGAGCTTTCCAATGATGATTTTTTTGAAAATCATGCTATTGAGCTGGATGACGTAATCGACCACTTCCTCTGGGGTCATCGAGTCGGCATGATGTTTGGCAATATCAAACGCCAAATTAATACCAGTAATTTTTTGTTGAGAAAAACCAAACCAGTCTTTTTTACCTGACTCGGCTTGGTTTATCAAATATCCCAAAAGATCATTATTGTTTTGTATTATTGTCATTTTGTTTTATGTGTTGTTTGACCAGCCGTACAAATTACCTCTGGGGTGAATGCTGAATGTGCATTTTGCCTCGGCCTTGGTGTTCATATCAATTTTAAACTCTGATACTCGACCGATGAATGCATAAGCCACTGTATTCGCACCAGCTGTGGCAGCCACCACAAAAGTCCGATCAATCACGCCAGAATAGGCATCAGCTCTCATCAAAAGCAAACCAGCATCTGATGGATTCCATGCAGCCACAATAGTCATCGATGTGGGCTTGGCTTGAGTTGGAATAATGTCGGATTGTCTTGATCCAGCCACTGCAAAATTGACTGATGCATCATCTTGGCCAAATGCTGGAATGTCCTCCACAAGCAATTGCTCGCCAGTAGTGCCAGTGCCGTTGGCAATAGTGCCAACAATAGGAGCCACTTCCCCAGTCCAAGTGGACAATTGGGTCAATGTTAATGGGGTTGGAGTTGCTCCAGTTTGACACCAGAGTGACGCACTAAAGCCAGGTAAAACTTGATTTGGTAATGCCATGATTAAATCCTTTGAGAAAAATTAAACGAATTGTTTTGTTTTATCAGCATGGGATGTCCATCCGACAATCCAAGATTATCTGGTGCAATTTTACTTGATCATCATAGGTATTGTATAGCATCGAAATATCAATTTTTGATACCAAAATGCCAGCAAATGACCCATTCACACCAAAAAATCCAGCAAATCCATGCAGAGCCTGAATGATCGTATTTGATGCGCCAAAACAATCACTCATATTGGATGCAAAAACCGATGTTTGAAACACTGGTGTGTCAATGCCTTTGTTGGATTGTGTCGGCCCTGTATAGACTGGCTGATGCACATTCCTCAATTGCCAAGTGACAAATGTTGGCTCATTAGCAAAATTCCTGTTGAAATTTGCATACACTGGCACTGGGTTAACAGTGGCAGCCAATTGATTTTGAATGCACTGGGCATAGACAACAATACTTTGCTGGGTTGTCATACTGCCACCGATGGTGCATTTCTGTAACACAAGAATGAAACATTCATTCTGTCGTTCGATTCCATCACATCATTGATCCGATAATCTTGGCCACGCCAGCTGATGGAATAGTAACTTTGATTCATGGACATGGTTTGTGTGTTGGGTGTGAAATTCAAAGTGAATTTAACATTCTTTGTATAAGTCCGATCATCTCTGCTAATTTGTGCAGCATCCCTCACATCCTGAACCAATGCTCGAGTCGCAAACCACAATGTGATTGTGGTGGTCTGCTGCCCAATACTGTCCACGCCATTGGTAACAGTGTTGACATTGATCTGTTCAAAACGTGCAATGGCCATTTATAGCACCAATGGTTTGTAGGGTCTGAGCAATGCAGCTGCGCCCATGGGAATCTGTTTCAGATTCATTGATGTGGTATCTGATCTGTTGTTGTACAAATGCGTGAGAATCATCAGCCCAGCTTGTTGGATCACTGGATATGATGCATATGGGCTGGAATTTGACGTATAGATAACAACAATCGGGTTTGATATTGCCTGGTTGATTTCGCTTGGAATGCTATTGCAAATCACCTTATTACCAGTTGGATCGTAAAAATAAGTCGTTGGACTGACAATTGTATAAACTGGTGGAGTGCTGCTGTCCCAATAGCCCACCTCATTGATGATAACGCCTGGGCCATATTGGGTGGATTGACTGACTTCAGGCAAATCCAAACTGGCCTGAGTACCGCTTTCGCCATTGTAGGCACCATAATAAACACGATACTTTGTCGGGAATATGCTCATTCCCAAAAAGTCCTCAACCATCATTCTGGTGGCCAGCTCTAGCCCAGACAAATAATCATCCTGACTTTCATCATTGTATAAATTGAGCTGATTGGTGATCTGGCTTAATGTTAACCATGGGGTTGAAACATCACGATCAATCTGCTCAATTTTCTCATAAGAAAATGGATTTCTATTTGTGCCCAAAAATGGGCCATTGGTGTAACTGTCCAGAGCCATTTTGAGCCTTTAAGTTGAAAGTCTCACGCCACCAAATACGTCACGAATTGTGCTGCAAACTCGCTTTTCAGCAAATAAAGTCAAAAATCCTGGCTGTGTTTGTTCAAACCATTGGAATGACATTTCTTCATGGTCGGCAATCGTGACAAATCGCTCCCATGCTGCCAAATAAATTGGGAAATTGCCAGCACCAATTTGCTGCATATAGGGATTGGGAATCACTCGATGGCCAAAAATATTGCCGACTGAATAGCCGTCTTTATCGCCAATTTCAAGAAATAGTGGCAAACCACCAGAGTCCTTCAATTCACGCAAATAAGCAATGGTATTGGGATGCATCATCCATGCTGTGGATGGCATATTGTAGTATTGGGGAGGCAATGCAGCATTGAGTGCAGCAATGTCGTTATAAACAATTGTACCGCCAGTGGTGGATGACACTGTCAAAACTGTGTGAATACCATTGGTGATGGCCGATCCATTCGATCCAAATGCAGCTGTTGATCCACTGGTATAACTATTCAAACCACGCAATCCCAATGTCCCACCATAAACAGTCGTTGTCGTGCCAGACTGGTCATTGTTCAACATCATGGATAATGCTTCTTGCTGTGAAAACTCTAAACCGACATCGGTCAAAATGGTTTCATTCAAAGCATTGATATCGCTCAAAACTGCTGTACGAACTGGCACTTGAGCTGCAATTGATCTGATGGGCAATTGCCAAAATGATGTGTCAGTGTTGGGTGTTCCCACGTTGGGTGTGAATGTATATCCCCAAGGATTGGTCGGATTGGTCACATTACCAGTCTTGACCACAAATGCCTCATCTGAGCCAATGGTCATAATTTCTCTTGATCCAGCTGCTCTGAATGGGTTTGCTAAACGCAATGCTGCAAACGCATCATCATAAATAACTCGACCACCGACACCAGAGCCTGAGCCAGTGAGTGCTGATGCCTCTTTCAAATTGATCGTCACTCGCTTTTGCTTTGTGAGTGATTTTTGAATGGCCTCAAGAATGATGTTTGTGCTCATAAATAAATCCAAAAAATTTTAATGATAAAAAGGTAGGGGAGCAATGCTCCCCCACACTTTTAGTTTGCTGCCGTAGCAGTTGAGCGATAAGCAATGATCGAGAATGGATCGACATTGGATGCAGCCAAACGCTTCTCACCGAAGAATGTGATATAGCCTGGCAATGTCTGATCGTATCTGCGTAAAACCATGTTCAAACGATCAACAATGGTGTGGCCACGTTGCCAATCACCAAAGTACATTGGGAACTTGTTCAATGTACCAGCTGATGCTGTGGTGGTTTGTGAGGGATTATCAAGATACTTGTTAACCACCACATCAAAGCCAAGCATTGTGCCCACGATACCTGTGCCAGGGCCATCGTTCAAGGGATGCATACGCTCGAAAATTGGTGTGCCATTAGAGTCTTTCAATCCGCGGATTTGAGACAACATGAATGGGTTTACCAAGAACTTAGCAGTAGGAGTCCAGTATTGTTGTGGCAATGAGTAGATGAAATTGACCACATCGGTATACGTTACATTGGCTGCGCCAACAGTATTGCCGTTAGTTGTCAATTGATCATAAACAGCCAAACTGTTCAAACCATTGCTAGTTGAAATACCAGACGAACCGAATGCAGCAGTAGTAATTGCACCACCACTGTATGAACCAGCTGCGCCATTATTTGCATATTGATTCAAACCACGCAAACCTTGAGTGCCACCATATGTATTGGGTGAATCAGTTTGATCGTTGTTTTGGATCATGGATTGACCCTCGACCTGGCTGAATTCCATTAGCATATCGTCAACAACATTGGCCTCTAAGCCATCGATGTCATCGAGTGCAGCAGTACGGATTGGGAATTGCACGTTCAAGTCTTGCAAAACCAATTGCCAAATATTGGTGTTTTCGGTTGTTGCTGAACCATTGTTCTGAATGGAATAGCCCCAAGTTGCACCAGCATTACCGACTTTAGCCCTGAACTGATAGGTTGAACCTTCAGTGGTCACGTTGCGAGACAAACCACGCATGGGGTTAATCAAACGCAATGTGTGGAATACTGGATCGTAGGCTGTGCGACCACCGACATTGTAACCGCCACCAGTCAATGCAGAACTTTCCTTCAAGTATGCTTGATACTGATCATCAGATTCAAACAATTTGATTTCTTTTTCCATTTTGCCTTTTTTGACAAATTTGGATAATTGCTCACGAACCATCTTGTTCACATCGCCTTTGATGGATTTGGATGGTTTGATAATGGATGGAGCTGTATTGATCTCAGACAATTTGGCCTCGATGGCTGCCAATTTCTCTGTGGTTGCAACAGAAATTTCTTCCACTTTTGCTAGGGTTTCGGCTTTGACTTCTTCAATCTTGGCCACGTTTGATGCCTCAATGGCATCGACTTTTTCAAGAATTTTTTCGACTGACATAATAATTTCCTTATTTAAGACGCTTTGAAAGTGCTTTCAACAATTCTCTTTCCTCTAGGGCTTTCAGAATTGAATCGGCCTCGTTGACCACCGCATCCGATTCGCTCGGCTTTGGGGTTTCCTGAATAGTTTCCTTGGCAGCATCACGCTGCTCAATTATCTTCTTCAGCATTGAAGATGCAGTGGTCGCATCTTTTCTTGAAAGCCCAGCATCACGCAGTGCCTTCTCGATCACTCTTGGATTTGCCTGGCCTTGGCCATCGAAATATTCAAGATTCATTACTTCAGCTTTGGGATTGTTTGGGTACATGACAACAGATACCTCACGCAAACCGCCTTTGGTGATCTGGAAATAAGATTCGTCATCCATATCATCATCGCATGGATTACCATCGGCATCGACCATTTGCGCCTCATCGGCATAGGCACCGACTGAAACACCACCAAACATATTGGGTGATTCTTTTAAGACATTGTATAAATCAGAGCCACCGACTGTGCTTAAATATAATTTGCCCTCGGCAGTCATGCCATCATCATCGAATTGGAATTCATTCCATTCCCCGACTGGCATTCCCATATCATTGTGATTCAAAAACATTGGCAGTGGTTTGCCAGATTTTGCAAATTCATTGGCCCAGTCCATGAATCCTTCAGGCTGGTAATTGAATCGTCTGCCATCCTCACCATCCCTTGGCCCCCAAGTGGTCACTCTGGCTGCAATTTTTCCACTAGGTGAGTTTTTTGGGTCTGCCTCTTTTTTTAGACTGACCTTTGCCTCGCAAATTAAATTCAATGTTTGCTTCATTGATTACCCCGTTATGTATAGACTGATTAATATCTTGTATTGTAGGGGTTTTATCGGGAATTTGTGCTAGTTTAACATCACTCGATTTCACTTGTGAAGATAAAACCCGAATTATTTTTTTTATATTGCTCATTATTTGGCAGTATTAATGGCCATTTTTGGTGCCGTTGATCCACCACCGCCACCTGTATCCTGTGGGCTGGATCCAGCAATTGGATCGATTTTTGCCACTGGTTTACCGCTGATCGGCACGTTGGTTTTGGATATATTGGCTGGATCAAGAGCTGGCAGCTGATCACCACCAGGCACTTTGGGCATATTCAAATATTCCCGAGCCTCATTGGGTGTGAATATCCCAGCTGAAACGCCAGCAGTGACAAAATTCATTTGATCGAGTGCAGCACCTTTTAAAAAGTCCTTGGTATCGAATCTCATGCAAAGATTTGGGTATCCCCTGAATAATTGCTTGTTGAATTTTTGCTCGATGTTGATGATCATTGGATACATTGTCGTTTTGTAAAACTCATCCAATAGTGTCTGGGTGTTGTTGTACTTGCCGACCTCGAGGCCCAGCAGCTGCGCTGGCACACCAAACAATGCACAAATGCGCTTTGTGGTCTGGTCTTTTAATTTGGCTGCATCGGCATCTTGCAAAGTCAACATCTTGACTGTCTCAAATGTCATCCCCTGATCTAATAGCATTCCTTGGCCAGGCTTACTGGTATCGGTCGGCTTGGATCCAGTCATCGATGCCCATGCTTCTTTTAGCCTGGCTGCAATCTCCTTGTATTTGGCATCTGGAATCACCTGATCTGTCTTAAATAAGCCACTGGGTTTTGCACCATTTTGCATGATGTAGTTGGCATACAAGTCAATATCAGTGTCGAGTGCCACCAGCTCTGTGGCCAAAATACCCTTATTAAAACCAGCCGAGCCTTGCCACGCTGCCTCAGTAATATGGATCACCTGGTAAGGCAACAATGGCTCATCCATGTTAAAACCATAGGTCGGTGTGGACATCCGATAACTTGGATATCGCAAATTGGTCATCTGCACTGTGATCAATGTGGCATCGAGGTTATACATCTCGATTGGGGTCTGCATCGAATCTTTATTGTCTTTTCTCAATAGCAAAGTAAAGCACTCACCAGCCAAATCTTGCCACATACACCATTGATACCAAAACTCATATGCATTTTGAAAATTATTGGGATCTTGCAATAAATTCAATACTTGCTTGGCCTTGGTCTTGTCTCTAGTGCCTGGCAGATTAGATTCCAGCGCATTGACAAATGTGCCATCATCCAATTTGTACATAATGCTGATACCGCACTGGGCCAATGCTCTGGCCTTGACCCCCACGCATGACATGATCGTGCTGTTGCGTGATAGCACCGACATATCGACAATTCGGCCAGCATTGGTGACGCTGGATGTCGTGACGTACAGTAACTGAAAGGCAGAGCCTTGCTGGCCATTCTGATTTGTCCTGACAATCTGGTTTCCCAGCTGAGTTTGGCCAAATAAAGTATTGGATTCTTTGGTCGTTTTACTCTTGAAAATGTCGAATAATCCCATGTTTTTCCCCTATTTTGGCCTCATAGTATCACTAAAATGATCTAAATCCAAACGAACTCGATGCATATGGATTATCCAAACTGCAATGGGCTGCAATGATCATTGCAATAATGCCATCGACCTTGGCTGCTTTATCGGCTTCATTCTTCCTGACTTTGATGTTTCCATTGACATCCTCATAAACCTCGCAGTTGGATAATTGCCATCCCAAGAATGGATTCCCATCATGTTTGATTTGTTTATTTAATATCAATTTTTCAACATATTTGCTCGGATTTGATAAAACTCCCATGCCTTGGCCGACTTTTTTCACTGGAATGCCAGCCTCATGCAATCTGGCCACCAGACTCGATGCATTGTATGCATCGTATCCGACTTCCTTCACATCATATATCTGGCACTGTTGTTTGATGTAATCGCTCACTTCTCGATCATCCATCACATTGCCTTCAGTGATCTTGAGAATGCCAGAACCGACCGCCACTCTGAAAATGTCGGCATAGTGCTTGGGTATTAATTCCAGCCCAGCCTCGGGCAAAAAGAATTTGAACTCAGCTCGGTAGTCCAGCTCGCCATATCGTTTTAAAGTGCAAACCGCATTCAAGTCTCGGGTGGCTGCCAAATCAAATCCGATAAATACTGCCTCGGGCACTCGATCCTCAGTGGGTTGGGTAGCCTCATCCCAGAATGTCCGATCCAGCCAGGCACTCTGTGCCGACACAAATATATTCAAAGTCTTGCACAAAAATTCATTGAGTGCAGCTGGTTTGTGTTTGGCCTCCTCGGCCCTCTGAGCAATGGCTTCCTCAAAAACCGATATCCCATGCATGGGATTGGCCTTGGCCCAGACTGTCGGATCACGCCAATCATCGTTTTGATCTAATGAATACAGCAGTCCAAACCATCTTGGATTGTCGGTGGCCTCGCCATATAGCATGGATTGGTACATCGAGAAATCTTCATAAAATTTGGTGTCTTTGGTAAAACTGGCAGTGGTGATATAAATCCTCAACGGATTTTGTCTGGCCACCATACCTGAGTGCAGCACCTCGATCGAGTTTCTGTCCACAATCTGGGCGGCCTCATCAATGATCACGCATGATGGGTTTTTTCCATCCCCTGTTTTCTTTGTGTCTCGGCTCAATGCCTTAAACATTGTTTGTGTATCGCCAGCCTTTTTCATTTCGTATTTAGAAACAAAATATGTATTGGCCAATGCCGATGGCATATTTTCAACAAATCCCTTGGCCGAATCAAACACAATGGTGGCCTGTTCCCTGTTGGTGGCCAGGGTGAACACCTCGGCTCCAGCCTCGCCAAATTGCAGCTCATATAAAGCAATGATGGCCGTTAGTGTTGACTTGCCAGCTTTCCTTGGAATGTAAACGATCACATCGGTGACCATTCTTTTATTTCTATTTTTTTTTGCTCTAAAACCATAAACTGCACAAATCAAAAATATTTGAAATGGTTCAAGCAAAATTGGCCGCCCAGCATCTGGCCCTTTGGTGTGCGTTAAAACGCTGGCAAATTTTAAAACGTGCTGTGGATAATCTGGATCGAAAATCCATTCCCAAGTCTTATTCTCATATTGATCGACAAATCGCTGGCACGCCAGTTGCACATCCCGACAAACATTAATCTCGCCTTTTGTTACTGCGATTGCATACAGTATTCCATCTTGATAATTCATGCAGCTTTCGGGCCTCGAAACAAATCATTAATCACGCTATCTTCTTCTGATTTGTTATTGCTCAATCTGCTTTTTGGTGTCAGCCCCATTTCATTCATCAATTTAAGGCAATTTTCCATGGCCTTGTTTGCCACTGCAATATATGGATTGGGTGCAAATGTTTTGCCAGCATTTATTTTAATCACCAGTGGGTGTTTAAATTGCTCAGTTCTGGCATCAATGTATGTCTGCATTTGATCGGCCAGCATAAGCAATGTGTGCCGATCTTGACCAGAACCAATCCCATATACATCAAATAAATAATCTGCGGTTTCTTTGACAAATCGCTCTCGATTAAATAGCTCTGGCTGGTTTGCCCATTCAGCAAATGGAATTCTTAGCTTAATTTTTTCAGGCAGCATGATTCCAGCATTCATGCCTTTGGTGCCATGAATCTGATGAATCTCTGGTGGTAGTTTGTTATTCCCGCCCATTTATTAACTCTGCTTTCTTACCTGTAAAGTCTTCCCATCGCTTAACTATAACATCGCAATATTTTGGGTCAAGCTCCATCAATCTTGCCTTACGCCCAATTTTTTCACAAGCAATTAATGTGCTGCCTGATCCACCAAACAAATCCAGAACAATTTCGCCATGCCTACTACTCCATTCAATCATTCTTTGAACCAAATTAATTGGTTTCATTGTTGGATGCAAGTCTGATTTGCTTGGTCTGTTTTCTCTTAAAACTGTAGTTTTTTGTTCTGTTCTATAACTGTTGACAAGAGCCTCAAGCTCTTTTTTATTCATTTTTTTTATGTCTATATCGTCATCAATTACAGTTGTCCGTGTAAAGTCACCACAAAAATAATGAGCTGCTCCTTCTTTCCATCCATATAAAATTGGTTCGTGTTGCCAATTAAAATCTTGCCGACTAAGGGTGCCAGCTTGTTTTGCCCATATCAAGACTTGACTTAATTTTAATCCTGATTCTTTAAAGCATTGAGTAAAATTAACTCTTTCCGTATCTGCATGAGCCACATAAATAACTGCTCCATTTTTCATGCTTAAATAATAGCAAGAATAAATAGATGTTAAAAAATCTTTAAATGATGAATCGCTCATGTCATCATTCATTATTTTTCCAGCTGCCCCATCAATAGCTACGTTATATGGTGGATCAGTCCACACCATATCGCATTTCATTCCTTGCATCAATTCTTCAATTGAACCAATGTTTGTAGAATCTCCACACATTAATCTGTGATCGCCCAATTGATATATATCACCAAGAATTGATTTGGGAATTTCTGGAGTTTCAGGGACATCATTTTCATCAACTAGTCCCTTAACTTCTTTTGGCTCAAGAGAAAAAATTTCATCTTCAGAAAATCCAGTTATTTTTAAATCGAAACCTTCAAGTTTTAATGCTTCCAATTCAGCCAATAATGTTTGACTATCCCATCCAGCATTTAATGCCAATTTATTGTCAGCAATAACTAATGCTCTTTTTTGCGTTTCAGTTAAATGAGACAGCTCAATCACTGGAACTTTTTCCATGCCAAGTTTTCTGGCAGCAGCCAATCTTCCATGGCCAGCAATAATGACATTATCGCCATCCACCAAAATTGGGTTAGTCCATCCAAACTCTTTTATGCTGGCAGCAATTTGAGCCACCTGGTCATCACTATGAGTCCGAGAATTCCTTGCGTAGGGAATTAATTTTTCAATTTCAACTTGTATTATTTTCATGTTTTACCTGTTGTTTTTTGACCACCCCCCTTGCTCGCTGGTTT